GGTAGATTAGATGTTTATGATGCAGACGGAGCTGTTATACAATCTAATATAACAAGTGGTGTAAACTGGAGTGAAGCTCAGTTATTTGAATTAAACTTTGCACAGTTTGGAGATACTGTATTTTTAACACATAGAGATAATCCTATATTAGAAATTAAAAGAACTAGTGCTACTACATTTACTGTTAGTGCTTTTCAATTTGAACTTGATGAAGATGTTGTTGTATCTGGCGTAAGTAAAATACATTCCCCTTTTTACAAATATGATGATGCTAGTATTACTTTAACATTATCTACTGGAGCTACTGGTACTGGTAGAACTGTAACTTCAAGTAGTCCTGTGTTTTTATCTGATTGTGTAGGACACTATTTAAAAGTAGATGGATCTCAAATGAAAATTACTGGATATACAGATGCTAGTAATGTTACAGTAACTATTATTGAAACTGTAGCTGCTGGTGCTGGACCTCATTATGATTGGGAAGAAGAATTAATTTCAGATCATAGAGGATATCCACAAGCTGTATCATTTCATGATAATAGACTTTGGTTTGGTGGTGTTAAATCTAAACCTTCTGCTATTGTAGCAAGTGAAATAGGTGGATATAGAAACTTTGATGTAGGCACAGGATTAGACAATGAGTCTATTAATGTATTTGTATCTGGTGATAGAGTAAACGAGATTAGACATTTAGTATCTTCTAGAAATTTACAAATTTTTACAGATGCTGGGGAATATTACATTCCTTCTTCTGATACTACTGCTATTACACCTAGCAATATATCATTCCTAAGACAGACACCTTATGGATGTAATAGAGCTAATCCTACCCCATTTGACGGAGCTACATTGTTTAGTCAAAAGAATGGTAAGACTATTAGAGAATTTATATTCAGTGATCTAGAACAAGCTTATAAATCTACCTCGGTTTCTGTTCTTTCTTCTCAATTAATTGACAGTCCTAAACAGATTGCTATGCAAACAGGAAACAATGAACGAGCTGAACAATTTGCTTTCTTCTTAAATAATGGTTCTACAGAAGGTGGTAAGCTAGCTGTATTTCATAGTATTAGAGATGAAAAGATAGCTGGTTGGACTATGTGGGAAACCAAGACTAATGATAAATTTTATAGTGTTATAGCTCTTAATGAAGATTTATTTGTCGTAACAGAAAGGGTATTACCTTCTGGCACGGTATATCTACTCGAAAAATTTAGCGATACAGATAGCGTTACTCTTGATTGTTCTACGCTAACTACTGTCTATCAAAAGGGTGTACCACTAGTAAATGGGGGTAGCCAGACTGGAACAACACTAAATGTAGATGGTTTTACATCTGATCCTCAGGTCAATGAAACATTTACTATAGCTGGAGATACAACAGAATATACTATTATTGCTGTAACAGATACAGGATCAGGATCATATACTCTAGCATTAGATCAAACATTAGCGTCTACACCAGCTGATAATGCTGTTATTACGCTTGTTAATGGGTTTGTTCATACAGTAGATGCTGTTTATGAGCCTACTACAACTGTTAATGCTGTATATGGTAATGGATCTTTAGGAGAATATACAATAGATGCTAATGATAGAATTACCCTGTCTAATGCACCATTTCCTACAGGAGTCAGAGTAGGATTTAACTTTACCCCTATTGTAGAAACTATGCCTTTAGATAAAGAGATTGATACAGGACCATTGACAGGACAGCCAAAGAGAATTAATAAAGTAATTATAGATATGTCTAATGGATTGGATGTTAAGATGAAAACGACTGGAGATACCTATTACCCACTAGTAATTCAACAAACAAACTTTACTGTTAATAGTGATGTATCAGCTACCACTGGTAGAAAAGAGTTTAATTTCTTAGGTTATTCTAAATCACCTACAATTAACATATCGCAGAACGATCCTCTGCCACTTAAAATATTAGGATTAGCTATGGAGATAACTTTCGCATAATGCAATTAGCCGCTTCCTCATCAATGCTAACAGCTATTGGAACTGGAATATCAGTTGTTGGCACTCTATCATCTATGAATGCTCAAAGAGCTGCCATAGAAAGAGAAAATCAAAGACTAGAAACTGAAGCTAAAATGGCTGAACTAACAGCTTTACAAGATGAAAATGCTAGAATGGAAAAGTTAAGCCAGAACCTAGCATCTAACTTAGCCTTTGCTTCTATTGCTGGATATTATGATGACTCTAGAAGTTTTCTAAATATTCAAGATCAAACAAGAAAGAATGCAGAAAAAGATATAGCTCAAATACGATTAATGGGATCAGCTGTTCAAAGTAAGATAGGACAGCTTAAATATGAGAATATTATGAAGAAACAAGATTTAACATTTGGTGGTTGGACTTCAATCGCTGGTCAATTAACAACTGGATATAAAGGATATCTAGAAGAAAAAGCAATAGAGAAAGCAATAGTATAATGGTATTAAAAGTCGGTGAAAAAGAAGTAGGAACTAGTATTGCCTCTTTATCTCAAAGAAGGGGAGTAACTCCAGCTTATACAGGAGATGCTTTAGCTAGTGCTGCTGAAAATATTGGTAAGGTTGTCAATACATTCCAAGCAAGAGCTGCTGAATTATTAGATTTAGAATACAGAACTAAAGCAAATGTAGATGCTACTAGATACTTAACGGAATTATCTAGAGATGAAAATTACAGATATGATCCTGATAAGTTTATGGCTGCCGCTGATGCTTATATGAAAAAAGCTATAGAGCAAGCTCCTGTCAGATATAAAGCATGGACTAAAGGATTAATTAGCCCAATGATAGCCACCAAAGGTGATGCTTTATGGACTAAATGGAATAATAGAAATCAAGCAGAAAAGCAAAAGATATTCCAAGACGGACATATGTTTGTCATGAATGATATTGCTACTCAGATGCAAGATATGAACTTTGCACAATTAGATGAATTTATTGTTGGACCTGATGGGCAAGGGGGAATAGCTCTACAGAAATTAGGTGAATCTTATGAGCTTTATACGAAGTTATATAATTCCCTAGATGATAATTCTCAAATGCTTAGACCAGAAGAATGGTTTAGAAATCAGCAAATATTTATAGAAGAATCCAGAATGGAATCTATTGTTACTAGTTTCTTAAAAGATGCTTTAGTAGCAGATGCTAATAGCTATCTTAATGATCCAATGAATCTAGGATTCAAAAAAGAAGATTTACAATTTGAAAATACAGCTAAGTTTGTTGAATCTATATTAAAGAAATATGAAGATAATCCTGAAAAGATAAAAGAAATACCAGCTTTTGCTTCTTTGTTAAAAGATACTACTATTGCTGAAAGAGCACAGATTGTTGCAAATCTAACAGATAAAATCAAAGCTTATCAGAATGACTCTGATAAAGAGTTTGAAAACTATAAAGTTAAACAATCAATTAATGCTGAAAGTTATGTTGCTAATATAAATCAAAGAATAGACGGATTTGACAGCCAGATGTTATTAGAACAAGATAACAATACTTTAGTTACTGATTTACAACAACTAAACGTATCAGAAGCAGATATTAAAAACATTATCCATAAAAAGAATGCAAACACATTAATCTGGCAAGAATCTAAATCTTATTTAGCTAACCCAGAAATGTCTAATTTGCACAATCTTTCTATTACTTTAATGAATAAGTTAAAGGGAGATATGAATAATACTTATGAAACTGCTGAAGATGTTAAACAAGCTATGATTGATAGTATATTTAATCAGGCAATTAGACCACATGAAACAGTAACTGTTCGTACTGAAATAGCTCCACAATTAGGATATAGTCAAACTGAAAGTAGTATAATGCATACACCATATTTTGATGCTAATACTATTGACTTTTTTGAATATGATGAAAGTGGTAATTTAAAATACCCAGATGTATTAAATAAAATTAATGAAATAGTATCTATAACAAATAGAGTACCTAGTGCTGTTATTAATGCTTTTGGTCAAAGAGAAAATTTAAGTATTCAAAGCCCAACAGATTTTGATAGAGTATTAGAACTAGGCAAACTGGCTAATACTATAATAGAAAAAGAGATACCCCCTTCTAATTTAACAGGAGAAGAAATTATAGAATTAAAAGCATGGAGCAATTTCTATAAAGAATATAACACAATAAGTATTCCTGATGATGATAAAGAGTTTAAGAACATTAGAGATGATGTAGAAGGTGTACTAACAGCTATGTTAAATCCTACTTCAGAAACATTTTATGCAGCTACTAATTCTTGGATAGATGCAAATTTAAGTTTTGATGCTACTACTACAGGGGAAGGACAATTAAATGTTGCAGAATTGTTTGTAGCTTATGTTAGAGAAAATATTGATACTAAGCCTGTTAATAGTTTAATACCATTTTTAGGAGAGTTTCTTAAAAAAGATATATCTGACAAAGATTTAAATAGTATTGCTAATATTGTTGAAATGCCTTTTAAAGCATTAATTGCAGAAGATATCTATTTGCATTATGTTAAAAACAAAAGTGATACTAATAATGTTAGACCAGACACTATTTTAGTTCCAACCAGTTTCCTTGATGAAAACTATTTGTTGAGAGTTTTTAACCAAGCTATGCAAATGAAAGATATAAAACAATGGAGTATATTAAATGATTGAACGTTTTGAACTAATAGATACCTATACCCAAAGAGGTTTTGATAAAGAAGAAATTATTGATGATGCTATCTGGTCTACTATGCAAGTCATTGGTGGTTATACAGATTATGAAAGAGAGCTAAGAGGTATTTCTGATGATTTTTATAATAATTACAATCTTAGAAGAATGTATAATGACGGACAATTAAAGTTTTTATGGAATGATAAAAGCGGGACTAAAAACCCAGCATATAACATTTACATAGATGTTGATGGTGATGGTCAGTCATGGCAACAATTAACCAATATGAAAAATAGAAATGCTTTATTTATGCCTGAAAAAATGGGTACTAGATATACGAATACTAAATACAAAGGAATTTATGAAGAAGTTATTGGCAAAATGGCTGATGACTGGTTAGCTAAACAATCAGAAATGTTTAGAGAAAAAGGATCTGAGGATGTCATTAAAGATATTAGCAGTGCTGAAAAGATGTATGAGAATATGCCAGCTAGTATGGATGATGCCAAAGATATGTATATTAGAAGTTTTGGTATAGAAGCAGAAGATGCTAAACAAGCTAGTAGTATTATGAGTGCTATGAACAGATTAGCATTTGGATTAGTCTTTAATAAAGGTCAAGAAGGACTAAAAAATCTAGAAGATCTATTTAATTCTATTCCTTTTATGCCAGATATTAAGTTTGATATTAATACTATTGCAGATATCCAACAGGAAAGAATGTTGAATATGCAAGCCTTAGATGAGGCAAAAACTAGACTAGGAGAGGAGTTACCACCAGAACTAATGAGTAGATTATCAGTTGAATTTGACGAGGCACATTTACCTCAGTTAATGAATAATCCTTTTGCTGAAAGTATTATGAAGCATGAAGGATATAAGAGTTATGTTTATGACGCAAAAGATCCAAGCTTTTTTGATAAATCCATTGAAAGCTTTTTTACTGTAGAAGGAGATAGATTACAGCTATTAACAGAACTATCAGGTACTGCTAAAGCACAAGAAGCTGCAAACTATATGCCTTATACTGAAGGCTCAAAGATATCTAAAGCACAATATGAATCTTTAACAAGAGATGGAGCTGATCCTACTATTGGTGCTGGAATATCTTTAAATGATAAAGTTAATGTGGAAATATTAGAATCTATATTAAATCCTGATGGAACACAAAAATATACCTTAGAAGGATTAATGAATGGTACACAACGATTAGATCGTGTTGATTCTTTCTATGTATTCTACAAAAGAGTAGCTGAAAAACTAGAGATAGCTAATAGAAAAACTAAAGCTTATGACTTAAAAGCACCTAAAAATATGTTATTAGGAGTAGCTATTACTAATCTAGAATATTTAGGTGGTGGATTTAATGGCAAAAAATTCTATACAGCTTTAGATAATTTTGCTGCTACAGGAGATGAAAAATACATAGGTGTATTTGGACCATACAAAGAAGGAGATGAGTTTAGTATTGGTCAAGAGTTATATACAGATGCTAAAGCTCAAGTAGGATATGGTGGATATGAAAAAAGATTTAAAGATGTTTATGATCTTATTAAAGCATGGTCTTTAGGTAGCTTTGATGTTATGCCTTCTTATGTGTTAAATCCAGATTTATTAAACCCTAATAGAGTTGGCTAATGGGCTTTATTAATGTAGCTGGTATATCTCCTTATAGAGAAACCTACGAACAACCTGAAGAATTTAATCTTAATGAAGCTTTACAAAATGTTGGTAAAGGTTTTGGAGATGAGAATTTACTTGCTATATTAGCCAGAGATAAAATAGCTTATGGAGCTAGAGGTAATCCTTACCTAGAAAAAGATCCGAATTACAATGTTTATTTAGATCCTCAGTTTAGAGGACTAGAAGAATATATGGGTAATTTCTTACATGCTAATAACAAAGAACATGCTTCAGCTCTTATTAAAGATTTCCTAGACGGAGCAGACAAATACAAAAGTAGTCCTTCCTATATTGTTGGTAGAATACTAGGTGGTTTAACAGATCCCACATCCTTATTTTTTTTTAGCAAAGCTAGTAATGTATTAATGAGAGGTAGTAGATTATCTAATTCCTTAGGTATGGGTTCTTTAGTAGCTGGAGAAGAACTAGTAAAAGCTAATGTAGATCCTAATAGACCTATATCAGGCACTGCTTTGATTACTGCTGGTGGTTTTATTTTACCAGCATTGTTCCCAGCTGTTCCTAGAGGAAGTGCTAAGAACTTTGATAGAGCAGCTAACTTTTATGACAAGGTAGATGAGTATTATCGTGCTGGTGGTTCGGTTGGTGCTAAAGCATTTTGGAAAGCTGACCTAGCAAGAGAAGCAGATGACCTTAATAGAATAGCTCCTACAGGAATGGGTATCTTTGGAGAGAATAGTAGAACTACTCCTGTGTTTAGAACCTTACAAGAAAAGATTGATACTGCTCAGGACTTTATTGAAAGTACCTTAGAAATACCTCTAATGCAGAAAAAGAACTTTTTAAATGAAGCTACTAAACCTTCTATCGAAAGAAACATCAAATCTCGTTATTATAATGTTATTCAAGCTAATGAAGAAATGATGAGCTTATATGATGAGTATCTACATTATAAAGGATTATCTGGTAGAAACTTCTTTGAAAAGATTACAGATAGAAAGTTTACATTACGAAATGATGTCATGAATAGTACTCAGTTTAGAGAACTAGTATTTGAAAAACTACTAATGGGTAAGAACTACAAGATAGCTAATCAGGATGATCGTATTAATGATATTATTAAACAAGCAGCTGAAAGCCAAAGAAAATACTATGATGATCTAGTTAATGAGTATGACAATGCAAAGATTGTTCAGTCTTACCTAGATACTAACATAGAGCGTCTAGACTTCTTTAGAGAAGTATGGAAAAGAGAAATAAAGAATACTGCTGATGAAATTAGAAGATTAACACTACAAAATAGAATAGCTGATATTAGTGTTCAAATAAACAAGCTTCAAAAGAGATTAGATTACATTAACAAGAATGGAATCAGAAGAAGGGATTATGTTAATATAGTTTACAAGAGAGATGTTATAGATGCTCGTTTTAGTGATTTCCAAAGAATCATGAGAGAGATCTTAAACAATCCTAATGATCCTAAATTAGCTTCTTTAACTAAAGATGAGATAGAAGATATCATTGAAAACTTTAGAAACTATCAGCCTGTCATTCAATTCTCTAGTGTATGGGATGTTATTGGTAAACAGATTCCTAAACTAGAAACAGTTAATAAAGTAAGTAGCAGATTTTATTCTCGTCATATTGACTTAGGTAAGTTTGGTTATAAGAAATTAATGGATGCTGGATTCATTGAGAAGGATCTAACATACTTAAATAGATTATACTTTAATCAAGTAGTTCCTGATATTGAAGTTAGTAAAGTATTTGGCGATCCTTTAGGATTAGGTTCAAGAGCTATGAAAGATCCTGATTCTCCATTCCAAAGAGGCTTATTAGCTATTGATATGGAATACCAAAGAATCCTAGAAAAGACTATTATTGATAAAGGTTTTGATTCTAAAGCTGCTAATAAAGTGAGAAAGGCTCGTAAAGAAGCCTTAGAAGATGCTTATGCTGGTATTCAGTTAGTACAAGGTACTAGAGGATTACATCCAGATCCTAATAGATGGCAGAGTAGAATGATTAGAATGGTTAAATTATACAATGCTATGACCATGCTAACAGGATTATCTCAAGTCGTAGACGTTGCTAGATTAGTTACAACCAATGGTATTATGAAAACTATGGGTGTTAGCTGGGATATTTTAACTAGTGGTATGGCTAAAGAGATCTACAAGATGAATAAAAAATCTATTAATCTAGGTGGTGAAGCTCTTGATTTAGCTACTAGTTCTACTGTTATGAGAATGTATGACATTGATGATGCTTTTGGGGTATTTAATAAAACAGAAAGAACAGTGAGTAATATGGGTAATATTTACTTTACTTTCTTTAACTTAGCTAACCCTTGGAATACTTTTGTCAAGACTCTTAGCTCTACTTACAATTCTACTAGAATGCTAGAAGCCATTGAAGGCTGGGTAGAAAAGGGAACTATATCTAGAGTTAATAAAGCTAGACTCCAATCCTTAGGTATTGACCTAGAAGGTTCTAAAAAGATATTAGCTCAGTATAAGAAATACGGAGTAGGTAAAGGCTCGGTTAATGATCTTAAAGCTGGTAAGACAAATCTAGACTACAAGTATATGAGAACTGCCAATACAGATGCATGGGATGATCCTGAAGCAGCTAAACTAATGAATGATGCTTTAGCAAAACAAGGTAATATAGATATTGTAACACCTGGAAAAGGTGATGTTCCACTCTGGACTAACAGTGAAATGGGTGGATTATTAACACAATTTAAGAAATGGGCATTTAGTTCTACTCAAAGAATTGGTATGAGAGGATTACAAGAAAGAGATATGAACCAATTAGTAGGTGTAATGCTACTAATGATGGGTGGAGCAGCTGTAGATGCTATTAGAACTAGTCAAGGTGGTAGAGATTACAGCAAGAAAAAAGGTAATGAAAAGCTTGTAGATGCATTTGATCGCTCTGGATTAGGTGGAATCTTCTCTGATATTAATAATAACCTAGAAAGATTAACTAATAACCAGATAGGAATGCGACCATTATTAGGTGATAAGAAGCCTTATGGTACTTATCGAGATGTATTTAACAATCCTATTCCTGATGTATTAGGTCCAACAGCTAGTCAAATAGCTAATATATCTGAGATTATGTGGGCATGGGGAACTGGTACTTATAACCACCATGATGCAAGGAATGTGCGTAGACTGATACCTTTCCAAAATGTATGGTGGCTGGATAGTAACTTTGACAAAGTAGAAAAAGGTTTAAGATAATGGCATTACAGATATCAGATACAAGTCCTAGAGTACAATATACAGCTACTGCTGGGCAAACTACATTTTCTGTACCATTTGAGTTCTTTGATGATGAAGATTTACTAGTTATTAATACTAATGCTGGTGGTGTAGATACTACATTAACACTGTCATCTAGCCCTACTTTAGTAACAGAATACTCAGTAACAGGCGCTGGTGTTAATGGTGGTGGATCAATTACACTAGGTTCAGGAGCTACTCTTAATGATAAATATACTATCTTAAGAAACTTACCTACTGAAAGAGTTACAGATTTCCCTACTACTGGTACATTTCCTATCAATTCCTTAAACACAGAATTAGACAAATTTGTTGCATTATTGCAACAGTTAGAAGTAGATATCAATTTAGTACCAAAAGCAGCTAGTACAACATCTACTGCTTATGGATTAACATTTCCTGAATTAGTTGCAAATAAGATATTATCTGTTAATAGTGCTGGAACTGGTCTTATTTTCTCTCAAGAGATAGGTAACTTCAGAGGAGATTGGGCTGCAAGTACAGCTTATGTTCAAAGAGATTTAGTTAAAGATACTAGTAATGGTAACATTTATATTGTTAATACAGCTCACACTTCTAGTGGTTCTCAGCCACTATCTAGTAATGCCAATAGCTCTTATTATGATTTAATAGTAGATGCTGCTTCAGCAACAAGCTCGGCTAGTGCTGCATTAGCTAGTGCGACAGCTGCTGCCGCCTCTGCTACAGCTGCTGCTGCCAGTGAAACTGCTGCCGCTGCTAGTGAATCGGCTGCTGCAACATCTGAAACTAACGCTGCAACAAGTGCAACGACAGCTTCTACTCAGGCAAGTAATGCTGCTACCAGTGCTACTGCTGCTTCAAACTCAGCGACTGCTGCTGCAACTTCTGAGAGTAACGCATCTACAAGTGAAACTAATGCTGCTACATCAGCTAGTTCTGCTAGTACATCTGCAACTGCTGCTGCTAGTTCTGCTAGTGCTGCCGCTACCTCAGAAACCAATGCAGCAACATCTGCAACGACAGCAACGACACAAGCTAGTAATGCTGCTACTTCTGCAACTAGTGCTGCAACATCTGCAACTAATGCAAGTACAGCTCAAACTGCTGCTGAAACAGCTCAAACAGCTGCTGAAGCTGCACAGGCTGCTGCTGAATTAGCTGCTGATAACTTTGATGATAC